GTACCATCATAAACGTAATACTCATCGGCGGTTTCATTCCAAAGCCGCAAGCGTTTGAAGGGAGCAACGAAAAACCAGCCGCTATCAATCGCTTGGGCAACCTGATTTGCTTTTCCAGCCCAAGCCCCTGTTGGTGAGCTGCCGACAACCCAACACTGGCCAAGCGTTGGGCTTCCAGGTGGCGTGTTAAGGCCAATATCCTGTGCCACAGCCTGAATCAGCACATCTAGGCGGTTTAGTGCATCGTTATGCGTCACTTCTTTTTGGGCTTGGCTCGTGACAATATACGGCAAGCCCAGCCTTGCGGTCTGAGACATAAGGTTCTTCCTTGTTAATGGTTAAATGCTTGCGCTGGCGGCGTAGCCACGCCCCGCCACGGCGGAAATTTGATAGACTTTCACAGCCACGCTGCTTTGCGGGCTGCCGAAGTCGGTGGTCTGCTCGGCGGCGCTGTAGCTGGCCGTGGGGCTTGTGGTGGCAATGGTGCGTTTCACCGTTGCCCCGTCCATAATCTCCACCTCGTAGCGTTCTGATTCCTCGCCGAGCGGAATGTCCACCCCGTCGCGCCATTCCGCATCCACACGGGAGCGGCGCAGCCAGCTGATGGTGAGATTGCCAGTGCCATCACGCACACCCTTCACATGCACCGGCGAAAACGGTTTCAGGTTTCGCCCTGTGTAGGTGAAGGCTTGCTCATCCGTTGCGGCCAGCGATGAGCCAACGCTCACCGCCTTATAGAAAAGCTGCCTGCCAATCAGGTTATTGGCGATAGCCGTGGTATAGAGCGCCGGATTCAGCAAGATAAAGCGGTCACCTTCTTGATGCGTGCCGATTGCCCATTCCGTTCCTTGCCTGCCACGCAGCAGCTTGGAAAGCCGGTATGTTTTATCACCAATCAGCTGCGCGTTTTGAAACTGCACCAGTTCTTCGCCGATCAACGCAGCGTTTGCACCATTCAATACGGCAAGCTCGGTGACACCGGCCAGCGAGCCGCTGGTGAGAATGACATCCACCGTATTGACGTTATCCCAGGTTTCAAACGTGCCTGCGGGTAAGTTGGTGATGATCGCCCCGAAGGTTGCCGCACCGTCCAGCCCCGCCAGCAGATTGAAGGTGTTTCCTCCTGCCGTGCCGCCATCATCGGAACGGTAGATAGCCGAGCCGTTCCAGTTAATACCATCGGGGGCAACGCCTATGCGAAGCAATCCCTGGTTCGGCACGGTATCGGTAGGCAGAGGCGGCGCATCTACGAACTGCACCAGCGTGCCAGGCACCAGCACCGGCGGCGTCAAATTGCCGCTGTTCTCACCTGGAGGGGTGTAGAAGTCGTAGGAACTCACATCCTCGGCCACGGCGCTGATTTTCATCATGCCGTTGCGCTCCATGTCGGTTTTGATGACGCGCATTTGGTGCGCCACGCCGGAAACGGTGACTGTCACCACATCAGAAGGCTCAACCCGCACATATTGCGGAGGCAGAGAAAGGCTGAAACTCACACGCTCCTTCCAGGTGGAATAAAGCGTGATGTCAGCGATTTGCTTGGCCTGCGTTGCGCCCAGCACGATAGGCAGGTTCATCGTTACCTGATCGACGGATTTCACCGTTTGACGCTGCGAAGATTGCGTGTTCGGGTCATAGTTGAAAGGCCGGTCGATATAGGTGACGTTCACCCGCTGCGGCAGTTCCAGTTCCTGGGCATAGTTGATTTCCAGCACATCCTGCACACCGCTTTTTGCGGAGGGTATCAGGTCATCTTCCGGCACCGAGATAACGCTTTCCGAGCCACGCGGAACGCATTTCAAGATGCCGTCACTTTCCACCACATCGAAGAAAAAGGCGGAAGCCAGTTGGTCAACCGCATCCCGCACGCTGATGGGCTGCATAAGCACGAAGCCTTCCAGCGTATCGGTCAGGCGGGTGACATCATAATCCGTGGACTCCAAGCCTGCCGCTTTGAACAATTCAGCGACCACTGCGCCGAGCGTGGAATTGCCGAACTTGCCTTGTACCCAGTGGCCGGTTGCCCAAAGGATGGAATCCTGCCAGACGCCTTTCAGGTCAGGCCAGAAGGAAAACGGGCGTGCATCCCACGTCCAGAGAAAGCGGCGCGGCACCAGATTGGCATTGCCGGTTTCTAAGCGACGGGCTTCCAGATAATCCAGCGTGGCGTTGACCGCCTCCCGCTGCGCCTGAAAATCCACACGGCCACGCGAGCCGCGAGGAAAGAAGCTCTCGCTCGATGACGGATCATAAAACACGTTCGGCTGGTTGGCGCAGCCATCCACTGAAGGAAAGCCGAACTCGGTAAACCAGATAGGCTTCATTTTAGAAGTCCAGGCGGTGGCCACCGCGTTCGGGTTTACATGCGTATTCTTCCACCAGTATTCGAGGTTCTTCCAGGCGTATTTCGCATCCGTGTAATTGGTGAGGCCGGTGCGGTTGACGGAATCCGTGTAGTAATAATCCCAACCTTCACCTTTCTCCCAGTATTCGATGATGGTTTCTTCGGTGATCTGGTTTTGTGGCAAGTCGGGCGTGATGGGGAAATAGCTGTCAATGCCCACTACGTCGATATTGGAAGATGCCCAAAGCGGATCGAGGTTAAACCAGCCGTTGGTGGAGTGGTACTCGCTCCAATCGGCAGCATAGGTGATAATCGTGCCAGGCATGGCGGCTTTCACGCTGCCGGCCAGAGATGCCAACTGCGAAACAGCCGGATAACTGCCTGCCGCATTGGTGAAGCTCGTCATTCCAACCAGCTCCGAGCCAATCACGAACGCATCCACTTCGCCGCTGAGTAGGTTGGCGTAGTGCATGACAAAGGCATTATAGCCCTCGGTTTTCGTGAACCAGTTATTGCAATCCGTGGCATTGGCCGGAACAATGCGCCCCCGCCAGGGTTTGAGTGTTGGGGTTATCTGATCGACGAAAATCATCGGGTAGAGCATGACGTTCAACCCGCGATTTTTCAGTTCCTGGCAGATTTGCAGCACCGTATGGTCAGACGGCGTGCCGCCGTAAGTGGGCGTATCGGCATCGAAGAACAGCACCAGTTCTGCACTGGCGCGGCTGATACCTGCCACGCTCCAATCCTGCGGCAATACCTGCGTGGTGCCGTGAAACTCTACTTTCGGAATAATACGGCACGCCCCAGCATCGGTGCTGGTGGCGAACCAAGTCACCACTACCGCCACCCATTCCAGGTTGGGCAAGGTTTTTTCCAGCTGGTCAATCGCCACCAACATGTCGGCCTTGCCGTCATAATTATGCATGTTGACGTAGCTTTTGTTGCCCGAAGGCGTAAAAGCCCCGCCGAAATAGGCGAAATATCCATCCTGCTTTGAGGTGACGGCGCTGCTATAAACGAACTCCCCCGCACCAGGGATAATCACGATGTCCTTCACCTTATCTTCTACCGACGGCGTGAATTTCACAGAGCGACGCACTTCAAAAGTAAAGTTCGGAATACGATTGCCATATTCGGCCAGCGGGAAATCCTCAATCACCACATAGGCCGTGCCGCGATAAGCCGGAATAGTGCCAGCAGGCAGGTATTTGGCAATGATGTCATCCACTGCTTGCGCTTCATCGCCGAAATGGACGTTATACTTGCCCTGGCTGGATGAAAGCACATCTTCCGTCAGTACCTTGCTATCCGCCCATACCCGTATCACTTCATCAATCGTGCCTTCGCAGATCGCAATCGCCAGAGTGACATAGTATTCATAGGTGACATTGGTCTGGCTTGTGGTCACGCTGCCGCCACCACCGCCTTTGCCGCCGCCGCTAGAAGTTTGCGAAGTCGTGGTTTCGCGGCGTACTTCCTTAATATCCGTTGCCCAGATGACATTTCCCGCCATTCTCATCGAGCCGTAAACCTTGGGAATGATATTGCCGTAGGTGGAAGTCTGCGCCCGTAAATCAGCAAGCCTCGGTCCCTCCTGGGTCGGCAGCTGCACCCGCGTATGCTTCGGAAAAAGCATACGGCTTGCGGTCATGCCGATATTTGCGCCGAGTACGGCACCGGCGGGACCACCGAGCAAAAAGCCCGTGACCCCACCCACAACGGGAAGGACAATATCTGTCATGACGAAGCCGCTTAGAGTTTGTGTAACTGGTTACGTTTGAAGCGATAAACACCCACAAGCATCCGCTTCCAGGTATCGCTTAAGGGTTGTTCAACCACCGCACCGGCGCTGGAATTACAGTGGATGAGGCCAATACCGCCGCCTGGATAGTCGGTTATCAGGCCGACATGCTGCGGATCGCTGAACATTTTGAACAAGGCCACATCACCTGGGCGCAAATCATCCACCGCTACCGTTCGCATGTGCGCCTGAATCGCAGCAAGCAAGCGCCTGCCGTCGGGATACATGGAATAGCCGGTTTCATCATAGGCAGAGAGCGGTTTGCCCTGGCCGTTATGGATGCCGAGTTCTTCCACCACACCCACCACCAGGCCGATGCAATCCACACCGCCCTTTGTTGTCGGGCTTTTCTTAAGTCTTCCCTGATGGTGGTATTTTGTGCCAAGCCAGCTACGCGCCTGCGCGACAATCTCTTTTTCTGAAATCCTAGCCATTGCGGTTCGTCTTATCCATTGTGCCTGCGGTGGTGAGCATTTTGTCCATGCCTGGAACATCCGGCTCGCCGCGAAAGTTGATAATGTTGGAAAATTTGCTGATGCAGGTCTGTTTCGTCTTATCGCAGCCTGCTATGGCGTTGAACGTGTCACCCGCCTGAATCGTTTTGCCCATCGGCAGCGCCAGCACCACCTGCTTAGAGGCGAATTCCTTCACCTCCATGCGCCGCCCGAGATTATTGCCGCTCGTCCAGATGATTTCCCCGCCGGTAAACCAACCTGCGGCTTGCGTCAGCGCATTGGCCGTGAAGGTCTGGTTATTCGTCACGCTGGTGACCGTGCCTGCCACCGTGAAGCCTGCCAGATTCACTTTGCAGCGCGTATCGCCCAGGACTGCGCGGCAGGAAGGCGAATATACTTCGCCAATGGTCTGGCTTAAGTGCTGCGTTAGGCCGCGCACCTCGGCGCGGAAAAGCTGCTTATTGAGTGTTACTTCGCCGAGCCGTCCGCGCTTCACGATCAGTTTGCCCTGGCTTACATCTTCATAATTCACCAAAAAGATTTCGATTTCGGCGAAGTCGTATTTGCCAGCCAGCAAGTCTTCCTCGGTGATTTTGGAAGGGAAAGTCTGGCCTTCCACTTCCATATTATCCACCGACATGTCGGATTTGCTTTCCACCGTAGTGGGCGTGAAGCCCGCGATGGAATCATAGGTCAGGCTATCTACCGTCAGCGCCGTGTCGTGATCGGTAAAGCCAAGCTCCACGCTATCGCTGCGGATGATTTTCCAGCAGGTGGCGAGCGTGGTCAGCCCACCGGCAAAATGGTCTTCCAGTTGTGAGGCAAGGTTTCTCATGCGCGAATCTCAATAAGGGGGATATTGCTCCAACTGCCTGCGCCGTAATTCTCCAACGACAGTTGCAGTTCATCGGTATCGAAGCGCACCGGCACATCGAATTCATAATCTGCGGTGATCGCCGTGCCATTCGCTGGGGCGCTGGAAAGCGTCACCACGCCGGTGGTGGTGTTGACGGTAACGCCTGATTGCAGCACCGAATTGACATAGATTTTTACCGTACCGGCCACCGGCTTGGTGATGGTGCGTGATACGGCCACGCTGCCGCTGGTGTAGAGTTTCACCAACTGAAACTGCGTAGCCGAACCGTTGCCCGTGCCAATAGGTTCGTTCACGCCTTTGGAGTCACTCCAGTCCTTGAAGCGAAACCCCACCGCCTTGCCACGCCTGGCACGGAAGAAGGCTATCAGCGCCTGCCACTGCGTTTCTGTTTTCACGCCCGAGGCAACATTGTATCTTGCCCGTGCCTGGCTCCAGTTCGCGTTTCTCTGCTCCCTGCCGGAATAAGTGGTCACCACATCGGTGGAGTAAGTGGGACCTCCCGTAGCTCCATAGCTGATGTCGCTTGGGAACTGAACTTCTGCAAAATCCGTCATAAGTTCCTCCTCGCACGCTCAATAGAACGCGCCATGTCTGCCGCAATCTGCGTCTGGCTATGTCGGAAGCCCTGCACGTCAGGGGTATTGATGTTCATATTAACCACGATGCCGCCGCCTGTGCCTGCCATGGCAAGGTCATGATTGGGGATGATGCGCCCCGCCATGCCTGGCACAAATAATTCTGCGCCACGCTCTCCGACCACGATAGGCTTGCGGCCTTGCACCTGACCGCCTTCGGCGAAGAAGCCGCCGAAGAAATTCCCGATACTGGAAAAGAGTCCGCCCAGCCCGCCTCCTCCTTTGAACAGGCCGCCGAGTGAACCCATCAGGCCGTCAAACAATCCGCCTTCGCCGGTGACGCCGAGTTCTTTCAGTGCGCTTTTGAGCAGCATGTTATTGATGTCACCCAAAATGCCCTTGGCGAAATCGCCAAAGCTCTCGAACCTGCCGGATATGCCGTCCAGCGCATCCGTGAAGGTGTCCTCCATCGTGCGCCCGATTTTGTCGAACTCACCCTCAACCGTTTTGCTGGTTTTCTTGCTGGCATCTTCCAGGCGCTTATTGGCTTGTTCCACCGCACGCCCGAAGGTTTCCTGATTGATGTAGCCTTTTTCGAGCAACTTATTCAGCTGCTCCATTTCCTTGTTGTAGCGTTCGAGCGGTGTGCGGGTGGATTCAATCACCCGTTCCGCTTCGCGTTGCAGGTCGTTAAACTTTTCCACCTGCTTGTTGACGCTGTTTTGCTTTTCCTCCGTGCGGGTTTGCTCAAACATATCCGCAAGCGAGGCATTCTTTTTCTGACGGGCTTCCACCAGCTTATCCGCTGCGGCCATCACTTCCGCATCAATACCAGCATTGAACTCCCTGGCACGCGCCATTGCCTTATCGAAGGCGCTTCCCATAGCATCCAGTAGGCCAGTTTCGAGCGCCTGACGAGTATTCTCAAAGGAAACGCCGCCCAGCGGATTCTCCACGAAGGCCGCCAAATCCTTACCCAGCGCCTCAAAACGGGCGGAAATCGCATCCCCGAACGCATTGAAGGCATCACCAACGCCTTCAAACACGGCAATAAAGAGCCGTCCGAACTTCACCACTTCGGCGATAATCGCTTTGAAGCCTAGCTTGAAAGGCTCAATCGCAGCGGTGATCTGCTCCGCCAGCCATTTCACACCGTTGGCAATCGCCATGAGAATATCGGTCAGGCCAGCATCGCCGATAGCTTTCACCAGTTTGGCAAAGCTATCCTTCATGTTGGAGAGTGCAACATTAAGCGTATTGGCCTGTTCATCCATCGCACCGGCAAACTGCACATCCCCGATAGAGCGCAGATATTTTTCAATATCGGCGGCGTTCTTGCGAACCGTGGTGCTGACGCCCTGGAAGGTGAACGTCACCTGATCGCCCTGCGTTTTAGAGCGGATACCGAATTCCTTCAGGCGCTCGAACTCGCCGGTTGTCGCATCGGCTACTGCTTCAATCATCTGATTGAGCGATTTACCCATTGCAGAAGCCGTATTGCCATACGAGCGCAACGCATCTTCTGACGGGGTAAGCCCCAACGACTTCAGCTTGATGAAAGCAGCCGTCACTTCCTCCAATTCAAAGGGCGTGGTGGCCGCGAAGTCTTGGATGAAGTTAAAAGCAACACTGGCGTTTTCCGCCGAGCCGGTGACGGTACGAAGCGAGGCTTCCAGCTTCTCGAAGGTGGTTATGGTGTTAATAATTTCACGACCTGCGAACACACCGGCAATCGCGGGACCGATTTTGCTGGTAATGCTGCTGCCGAGCTTGCCGAAGCGTTTATCCATCCGATCCACGCTTTGCTGAATCTGAGCAAAGGCTTTCTCCGTCTGATT